CTATAAACATACAAAGAGCTACTACGCTACTGATGACCGTTTCCATTTGCTCTTACCTTATCTTTTAGTTCTTCAACATCTTCTAATGCTTTATCTAATTGTGTTTTTAAAAATTCTATATTAACTTTGTTTGTCATATTCATTTCTTGAGTAGACTGTAATTTCTCTACGGTCTTGTATAAATCTTCCAATAAAAAATGTTGCTCCTGGTCTGTAGGAACTTGTTCAGATTTTTTAAGTAAATCATTTTCAAATAATTCTCTTGATGTCTCTAACGATACTAACCTCGCAGTCAGCTCGGTATAAGCGAAAACGCCCATTGCTACCAGCACGATCAGCGATGCTACTGTCTTCATTGGCATTTGCACTCTTGCCTCTTCTCCGATATCCAAAGGTTTGTTACTCATTTTCGTATGTTATGTCCGTACTGTGATCTTTTTCTTTTTTGTAAGTTCGTTTGCAAGTACACTTTTCGCAGGTGCACACACCATATTCATCTGCGTGAAGATCATTATCTTCACCGCAATGACAAGGATGAAAACATGTCTTGCAACTGGTCATTTAACTAGACCAAACCCACTCTATAAATTTTTTCCAGGGCCAGCAAATTATATTCCAAACCCATTTTAAAGTTTTTTTAATCATTTTTTTTCTCCTCTATTTCATAGAAGAACTTGTCGGTATCTTCTGTCCGCCATGCTCTACTATCTTCTACGTTCCATTCAGAAGTTTGCACTTTCCAGTCAGGAGTACTATCTTTCACAGTGAAAGAAGGTATATCCCATATACATCTGTTGTTAGGTTGTGCTGCAAAATTGCCATCATCGAGAGCAATTATGTGAGCGCACTTATGTTCGTGCGGTATTTCCGAATGATCGGTGTCAAGTATATTACTATCTGGATGCGCAAAGTCAACGGTAAATAAATACTTTCCAGGGTGCCATTTCTTGTCTTTTCCTATATACTTACCGGCTTGTCCGTCTAATATATCCCAACGATGAACAGCAGGGTAATAAGAAAAACAATTCCAGAGCTGTAGTTCATCAAGTCTTCTTGTGGGCACTCCGGATGCATCAAATCCCTGTTGAATAAAAGCGCTAATAGGTAGGCGATAGAATATTGCACCGTTTTCCATAATAGCATGAAATAGTATTGCACGTCCTGTAAGAGCGCTAATACCAAAGATGATACAGTCCTCAACTTCTCCTTTATGTTTCTTAAGATCATATAAATACTCTCTTCTGATTTGTGCATAAGTCGGTGGTATATTTGCATTTAAGTATGCCATAAAAAATCCTCATTTTACATCACCCCAAGTTGGGCCTTTTTCATAATCAACTTTATTTTTAACAGAAAGTTTAACTGCATCTTGCATAATTGCAATAATTTTTTGAGCCTGGTGATCTGATTCAACAGATATATCAAGTTCATCATGCACTTGTATATGTGGTGTAATACCTTCATTATATAAATCTAACATAGCTTGTTTGGTCATATCTGCCGCAGAACCCTGAATTAATTTATTTAAAGCTTTGTATGTATAGGCTCTTCTAATTCTATCTTCACCATATTTTCCCTTAGCTTCTTCATAAGTCATAGGTGCTCTTAGTTCACCTGGAGCAAACCTTGCTTCTTCCCATTTATCAAACCTACATACTCTACCGGCAATCGTTTGAATCTCTCCATCTCTTTGAGAGTCTCTCATCGTAGCATCCATCAAACCTTTTACAAAAGGTACACTGTCGTGATAATTATTAAAAAGTTTATCAGCATCTTCTTTGTTTTCTAAATCCAAAGACTGTTGAAGTTTTGCTTTACCCATTCCATAAAATAAACCTAAGTTAATAGTCTTAGCTTCTTTTCTTTTTATGTTTGCAAGTTTAGCTACCATTCCATGGAAGTCCATTTTGGGGTCTTTGTTAAACTTAGAAACCATTTCAATTACAGACTCAGAATTTTTTAAGATAGGGTGTTCTGCTGCATAGTGTAAAACTAATCTAGGTTCTTGTTGTGAATAGTCAAAGCAACCCCAATCACAATCTTGTTCTGGTATAAATAGACCACGAATTGCAGGACCTAATAAATTGTTTCTTGCAGGTATTTGTTGTAAGTTTGGATTAGAATATGAGAAACGTCCAGTTACAGTACCACCTGCGTCTGATCTTAATTGATTTATGTCAGCATGAATACGTCCATTGTGTTCATGTTTTAGTATTGTATCTATAAATGTAGTGTGCGCTTTGTTCAATTCTCTAGCTTCTGCAATGTTTTTTACTACTGGATTTTCATGGTTTTCTAGTGTAGCTTTTGTAAATGATGGCGCGTTACTTTTTGCAGTTCTGGAATAAGGTAGTCCAAGGTTGTCAAATACTTTGGCGATCGATCTTGCTGCCCATATTTGTACTTCTACTCCTGTTTCTTGTTTTACTTTTGCAAGGCATAGCCCTTCTCTTTTCTCTAGCACATGTTTCAGTTGAATCGCTTTATCAACGTCTACTCGAACGCCCTTAAATTTCATATCTACCAACATAGGAAATAAACTTGTCTCCAAGTTAAATATTCTCTGTAAGTTTTGATCTCTTATTTGCCCTGAAAATTTTTTAAATAGTTGTAAGGTTAGTTCAGCATCTGCTTCAGCATATGCTCCAACCATTGATGCAGGAAGTTTATACATCTCAGATTTTGCATCTATGCCAGCTTTGTCTGCTGCATCTTGTAAAGCTTTTTCATTCTTAACTTTACCTAACTCTATAAAAGATAATGAATTCAATGAGTAATACAATCTGTTTTCATCTAATACAGCTGCCATCATCATTGTATCCACAATAATTCCGTTTATCTTTACACCATACGCTCTTAGCCAACATACGTCATACATTGCATTATGAAATATTTTAGGACAGGGTAAAGCACAAATACTTTTAACCCATTTCATTACAGATTCTTTTGCAAAAAAATTACCCTGCTCATGCCCGAAAGAATAATATCCGGACCAACCATCTACTGCAACAGCAACACCAATAATTTCTCCATCACCTCTTACAGAACCTGAACCCATCTTTTTTAAGTTTGGGTCTTTTGTCTCTAAGTCAATTGCTATGTATTTATAACTACTTAAATCTTTAAACTCGTCCGGTGAATTCCACATCTCTTCGTTAAATAAATTCTCCATAATCCCTTTCTAAAATCATTTCTAAATAATGTATTGCCTTTTTAATGTCGTAATGTTTACCTTTCTTAGAATGTCTGCAGATATATTTTATAGCGTTGCCTTCTGCAAAAAGCAACTTGTTTTGGTTCACAAACTCTGCTGGTTGAATCTTAAAGTCTTGATAATGATTCCCCTGAACTTGTTTATCTAATGATTTATATGACATAACCTGTACCCTCCTCTGATTGTAGTAAATAAAGTTTTTGTTTAGCTCTGGTAACTCCAACAAAAAATAATCTATGTTCATTGTCTGGTGACTTTTCAAACTCACCTTCAATAAAATTACTTTGATATTCATCCGCACCAAAATCTGTAAATAAAACTACGTTTTCACATTCTTTTCCCTTTGATCCATGTAAGGTCATTATCTTTATGTCAGCTTCTTTCATAAGATCATAATTGTTTTGTATTAAATGTTTCATGAAAACTTTTGTATCTTCATCAAAGTCAAGATGTTCCCAACTACCTTCAACAAGTAAACCATGATCTTTCTTTAGTTCTTCTAACGTCACAGAAAAAACAGAATCTAAAGTTTTACCACTAGAAAAACCTCTTTGTAGATGACCTAGTTTTACTTTTAAAAAAGAATACATTACTTTGACATCTTTTGAATCAATACTTGCACCATTGTTTAATCTTTTCCAGGCGGTAAATGCTAACATAGAATTTTTATCTAAATATTTATCACCCGTAAATTCATATCTTAAACCTTTCATATACAAATGATCTCTTGCTTTTTCACAAAGTTTATTGGTTCTACCAAGTATCATCCACTTACCTTTTGCAAAGTCTATATTCTCCAGTGATGTTTCATAATTAACTTCACCCTCCTCGTCTCTCGCTTCCCAATTCTTTGTTCTACGTTCGTTGAGTCTATCTAATATACTTAAAGCCACTCGATGCACGCTTCTCGGTACTCGTCTCGACTTAACTTGTTCATCGATAGTTCCTTCTAGGTTTATAAATGTAGATGCATCTGCGCCTTGAAAACCATAAATAGTTTGATCGTCATCACCCGCAATGAAGGACCTATTACTTAGTTTCTCTAATTCAAAAAACATATCCCATTGTAGTGCGTTCAAATCTTGAGCTTCATCTAAAAATATAACGTCATAAAAACTATCTTTAGTTTTTATTTTATCCGTAAACAAACCTATCATGTCATAAAATTCTATGACTCCTGTGTCTTTTTTATATTGCGTTAGTGCACCATCTATTTTTTCTGCAATGTGTATGTCTGACCAACCTGCCATACCTTTTTGTATTGCAGCTTCATTCAAAGATATTTTTTTATTTTTTGCATAGTCTCTTGTAGTTAGTATAGGGTCTTTAAATCTAGTTTTACCAGTGATTGAATCGATACTCGCATCAGTATTCAATCTAGCTGCCATTGGCTCATAAAGTTTAAATTGATTCCATTGACTATTACCTTTTAATAATTTTGCACTTACATCTATATTTAATTCTCTTACACCTAATGCATGCATAGTCCCTATGTATCCAAGTTTTTCTTTAGGAAATAATTCTTCAAATCTTTCAGTTGCTTCTTCTGCAGCTGCTTTACTAAAAGTAATGTAACAAATTTTTTTAGGATCAGTTTTATTTTCTTTTATTTCTTTGACCATATAATGATTTAATAATCTATATGTTTTACCGGTTCCTGGTGGTCCAGGTATTACTGTTCTATTTTTCTTTTCCATGACGGTTCCTGACTTTCATATTTTGCTTTCTCTGGTTCAACAGATACAATCTTTAACATCTTAAAGCAACGCACTGTTTTACCGTTTATTTTTGGATAATCCTCTTCAATCTTTAATTGAGTTTGTAGTTTTTGTACTACTACATGTTTTGGATATCTTTTATCTGGCCATTTATTTTTTACTAAATGTTTCCAAAAATCTTTCATTTTAAAATAACTATAGTTATCATCAGTATACGCAACACCTCTTTGAATATCATTTATATCTTTACCTTTAACTTTATTTACAAAGTCTTCCATGTATTCTTTTAATTGATTTTCAACTTTAAGGTCTTCTGTAGCTTTTTCATCTGTTTCTTGTTTTTCCTGTAAAAGTTTTATTAACATCTTACGCCATATAATTTTAGACATAGGCATCTGTGGTCTATTAATTTGTTCTAAGCATGCCATTGAAAATTTATCCGGGTCGTGAAGAACTGAAGTTTCAACCATCACTGTTTGTCCATCGATGTCACAGAAAAATAATGGTGGATCAGAGTTGTACTTTCTAATATTAGTTATAGTTTGTACTGGTGCATCATCATCACCTACACCATATTTTTTTGTTACACATAGTTTCGAATTACAAAAAGATGATAAAGGTTCATCTTTACATTTATAAAAATAATCTTTGTTTTCTAATGATTCTTGAGTCTTAACAAGTTCTGATGCATTAATAGGTGGTTTAAAATATTTTATGTTGTAGTGATTCATTTTCTTTTTCCAAAGATCATCTTCAGAAAATCTTTTCTTTACATACACTCCTAAGTTATACATAGTTTCATTTCTGATTCCTTCACCAACACCTTCAGATAAAAGCGTAACCAAACATGGTGGCATTTCAAGAAAATCATCTTCTTCAGTTTCTTTTAATTTTAAATTATTAAATTGATCTACACTTAAAACTTGGTTTTCATAATGTTCAAAAAACTTTTCAACATCTAATATTGGTTCACCATCATTATTGAAAGCATATCTAACTGTATTTTCTAAGTTGTGATAAGGTAAGTTTAAAAAACTACCTACATCACCACGATCAATATTTATCTTTTCTTGTTTTGGAAATATCTCTGCTCTTGCATGACCAATAGCTGAAGCATATGTTTTTAATTTATCTCTCATCATAACTGCAGGGACAGGTTCTTTTGTAAATAAAAATAAATGTGCACCACCAGACTTTGATCTAAATACTGTCAGTGGTATCTTTTTCTTTTTTAAATCATTCACTATTTCTTTGTGATCTAAAGGATATACATCCCAGTCAATACATCCCCATATACAAGTATTGTCTCTTCTTATTGGAATTATACCTAATGCAGGTTCTGTACCTTTTAAATGATCTTCCCACAGTTTATCTGTAGGCGGTTCTGTAATTGTTTTAGACCTAGTAATACTTTTACCTTTTGCAGATACCTCACCTGTCTTACGGGTTTCACCACGAGCTATGTCTAAACCTTCAAATATACTTTTAAATTTTTTTAATATGTCTGTCATGTCCTGTCCTGTCTGTCGTTGCATGGGCGCTTTGAGTCTCCCCTAGGCGCCCACTTTTCACACTATTTGCCGGCGAATGAGTTGTGAAACTTTTTCGCTCTTTCGTAGAGTGATGCGTTATCAATCATAGCACCGCTTACAACATTAAAGCCATACCATTGATTACCTTTTCCACTGTTAAGTACAGAAGACAGGACATATTTATGACTGTAAGTAGCAGGAGTGAAAGGACCATTTTTGCCTTCAAGTGTAATTGAAGCCATCATTGAATTCCATTTTCTACTCACTTTACCTTGAGAAGAACTCATAGAGATTAATGCAGGTTCTGTATTTTCACCATCAACAATTAAAACAAAATGTTGACCAACTGTTAGAATGTAATTACCGTTTTCAAGACGATCTTTACCTCCAGTATCTTTAGTTGTTTTAGATAAAATATCAGAATCATGACCAAAAATATTTTCTGGTCTTCCTGAACCTGTACCAAAGTCTGCCCATTCTTGAAACTCAAGTTTGTAATAGCAGGGTACAACCTCTATTCCGTTAGCACCGTCATAACATTTTTTAGTCACGGTGTTTAGGAACATACCTGGTTCAGCACCTTCAACGTAATTTTGATTACGCTTCTGAGCTTCTCCAGATCCGTTTTGTAAAAGTTTTAGAATTGGTAAAGCCAGATTTTCTGTTCTTACGTTTTCTAAACCTTGTGCTGCATCCGCTTCAAATAAAATATCTGAAGGCAGATTTTCTTTTTTTATAGTTACTTGTTTCTCGTTACTCGTTTCCATGTTATCTCCTTTTGATTTTTGTACTGTTACCCGCGTAGATTTTAAAAATGTCAGAAGGCATCTCAAGATTATTCTCAAGACGCTCTCTGACTAGCGCTTTAAGAGTTACAGCATGAACCGTTTCGCGCTGAATTGGTTCAAAGCCATTACTCTTTGCAAGGTCTGCATATTGCAGTGCCTTGTTATCTTCGTCCCGACCAAAGGTAACGGTAATATCATTTTTAATAATATCACCCAGGCCGTTATCTCGAAGCCATGTAAAAGCTTTATCCTTTCTATCTAAAAAATCAGAATCACTTTCGTTTCTGCCTTTTGCAATAGAAGCATAATAAAATGGTTTAAGTTCTATAGACTCACCATCTTTAAGCTTTAATTTTGTAATGTTCATCTCTTGCATCATCTTTGGTATTTCTACCTCTGATAATACTTTAGATTGTTCTTTTAATTTTGAAATACTTTTTTCTGCGTTTTCAATTTCGTCTTCAATATTTTTTAACTCAATAACTTTATTAGATAAAGAAGCTGCAGCATCTATTTGCTTTACAGATTCTAATCTATCGTCTTCATAATCTATACTCATACAATTCCTTTCATGAATTATATATAATCCTAGACTTTTGTTTTGTCAATACTATTTTTTAAATAAATCTATTTCTATTGGATAATAAGTTTTTTCTTGTCTATCCCATTTTAGAAATTTAAATTTTCCATTTGTCATATCAGAAACTACTGAACAAATAACACCGATAGTTGCGGGGTCACCTGATAATAAAAGATAATCGTCTGACGTGTAGTCTTTTAAAAGCGTTCTAAGTTTTTGTATTAATGGACCAGGAGAAAGTATCATTTGAGAGTACATAGGTAATAGAGTTTTTATTTCTCCATACTTTGCTGCACCCATAACATTATATTTAGGTTTACCTGTTTCTCTATCTGTAGGTATTTCTTGAGTTAAATAAACTTTAGTCATTGACTTTCTTTTTTGGTTTAGTATAGCTATTTTTAGAAAGAAATCAATGATTATATCGCATAAGCATAAACTGATATTTATAAAACCTCTTAAGGTAGCCGGTACATCTTTTGAATTAGCATTAAGAAATTATTGTGGTCCAGAAGATATAATAACTATGTGCACTCCAGAAGATGAAAGAGTTAGTTTGGAAAGAAATAAAATTCATTTTCAAAATGAAAACAATGGAGCTAAATATTTTGACCATGTTATTGGATTAGATGTTGATTTTCACGTATCTGGTAATGTTATGAATAATGATTGTTATCAAGGCATGGGAACAATACTCCGTGTGTTTGAAGCAAATAGTCAGAGATACTATAATCACATAGAAGCTAGAAAAATTAAAAAAAGAATAGGTGAAGATATTTTTAACTCTTATACAAAAGTTTCTATTGTAAGGCATCCAATTGACTATCTTATATCTAACTATTATTTTTTTGGTGTTGATTTACAGAACGTGTCTTTTAGAGATTATGCAATTCAAGCGCCTGTAAAAGATTTTAAAAAATTTTATGAAATAAATGGTGAGTATATAATTGATCACATGATTAGATTTGAAAATCTAAGTGAAGATATAAAAAAATTAGAACAAAAAATTCCAGGTCTTGTAGGTCTTGCAGAAAGAATGAAGACTTTTAAATCTAAAATTAAAAGAGTTGATCATAAAGACAAAATTCCAGGAGCTAAACAAAGGCTCAATAGTGCTACTGTAGATTATATGAAAACTAAATTCCCAAAAGCTTGTCAAATCGCTATGGAAAAATACAGTGAATACTGCAAAAAATTTAATTATAAGTAGTTGACAACTATCCTAATCTATCCTATTTTATATTTAGAAAGTATAAAATATTATGTTCTATAAATTTAAAACAAAGCCTTTTGCGCATCAACTTAAAGCCTTAGAAATGTCTTGGGACAAAGAAGTTTATGCTTATTTTATGGAAATGGGTACAGGTAAATCAAAAGTATTAATTGATAATGTATCTATGCTGTATGACAAAGGAGAAATAAATGGTCTTCTTTTAATTGCACCTAAGGGTGTTTATAAAAATTGGTACGACTCTGAAATACCGGTACACATGGCTGACCATATTGAAAAGAAAACTGTTTTGTGGACTGCATCACATACCAAACCAAAATTAAAAGAACTAAACACTTTGTTTGAAACAGGGACTGATCTACATATTTTAATTATGAATGTTGAAGCCTTCTCTACTAAAAAAGGTTTAGAGTTTGCAGATAAATTTTTATCTTCTCATAAGTCTATGATTGCCATTGATGAAGCTACAACTATTAAAAACCCTTCTGCTAAACGAACTAAAAATATTTTAAAGATATCAAAAGACTCTAAGTATAGAAGAATACTTACAGGTTCTCCTATTACTAAATCACCCTTAGATTTATATTCTCAGTGTGAGTTTTTAGACCCATATCTTTTAGGTCATCATTCTTTTTTTACTTTTAGAGCTAGGTACGCTGTTATGCGTAACATGAATTTAGGTGCAAGAACTGTTCAAGTTATTGTTGGTTATAGAAACTTAGGTGAGCTTTCAGATAAATTAAAACCTTTTTCATACAGGGTTTTAAAAGAAGATTGTTTAGATTTACCTAAAAAAACTTGGATGAAAAGAACTGTATCAATGACTCCAGAACAAGAAAAAGTTTATAAAGAAATGAAACAAACTGCTTTAGCTCATTTAGATGGAAAAGTATTAACTACTAATACTGTATTAACTCAACTGATGCGTCTACATCAAATAACTTGTGGCCACTTTGTAGCTGATGACGGCTCTACAAAAGACTTACCTTGTAAGAGAGTTGATGAACTTTTAGACATTGTTGCACAAGTTGAAGGTAAGGTTGTTATTTGGGCTCAGTATCAAAGAGACATTAATAAAATTATAAATGCCCTATCAAAAGAGTACGGTGAAGATAGTTATGTTGATTATTATGGATTAACACCTCAAGAAAAAAGACAAGATAATATAAAGAAGTTTCAAGAAGATGACAAGTGCAGATTTTTTATAGGTACAACACAAACTGGCGGTTATGGTATCACATTAACTGCTGCAAGTACAATGGTTTATTTTTCTAATGGTTATGATTTAGAAAAAAGAACTCAATCAGAAGCTCGTATAGATCGTATTGGTCAAACTAAACCTATGACTTACATTGATATTATTTCTGAAGATACTGTTGATGATAGAATAGTTTTAGCTTTGCGTAAAAAACAAAATATTGCGAGTCAAATTATGGGAGAAGAAATTAAATCGTGGATATAAAAAAAATATTAGTATTTGGTTTACCGGGTTCGGGTAAAACAACATTCACTAAAAAATTAGTAAACAACATGGATGTTGCGTATTTTAATGCTGATGAAATAAGACGCATATTTCACGACTGGGATTTTTCAAAAGAGGGAAGAATTAGACAAGTTAAAAGAATGGAAAAACTTTGTAGCATGACAAATAAAACATCTGTCGTAGAATTTGTTTGTCCATTTAATAAATATAGAAAAGGTTATGATATCATGATTTGGATGGATACTATTGAATTAAGTAGATTTGAAGATACTAATCAAATGTTTGAAAAACCTGATTTAACAGAATCTTTGATTCATATTAAAGATTATAATTATGATGATGTAATAAAAACTATAGTCCCTGAATTAAAATAATTATTATAGCAAACATACCACCAACTAACGAAGTCATTGCATAACGCATATGATTTTTAATTTCTTTAATATCATTTTCTATTCCTGAAATTTTTTGGTGAGTTTGTTTTTGCATTATTCTACAGAGTTTTTCGTGTGATTCAATTTTCTCTAAAGCTAGATCTTTTTTAGACATTGTTAATTCCTCTTGATCTTAGTCTTATTTGTTTTTCTGTTGGTGATAGATATGATTCTTCCATAGGTGTTAAACCTGAAGCCATCATTGGATTTTGCTGAACCGGTGTTTGAAAAGAACCTGGATTCGGCATTGGTGTAGGTGGTAAAGGTGTCATCGACGACTGTTGCCCTTGAATATTTTCTAATTGAGGTAGGTAATTCTCTATATTTAATTGTAAAGGACTATCTAAACTTTGGTTTTCAAAATCTTTAACCATTTGTTTTATTAAAGATTCAACTGGTATTAAAGGATTTTCTATCCCACCTTTTTCTGCATTACGTTCAAATCTTTCTTCAATACCATCTGTAATTTCAAAAGCGTTAAACTTCCCTCTCAATAATCTTTTTAAAGTTTTTTTAGAAATATTTCTTCTATCAAATACATCTTTCAAGTCTTTGTCTTTTAAGCCTAGAGTTTCAGCTGCATTTAAAACTTGTTTCATATTTCTTTGTGTTTCAAATAAAGTTTTGTTTGCAGTAAAAAATCTTTCGACTACTTCTCTCGGTGTTTTTCTCTCACCACTCAAAACTCCAAATCTCCCTGACGTAAAGTTTTTTCTATCTTCCGATTGTTCTTTTTGAAACCTTCCAAGATAAAAGTCTAAGCTTCTTTCAGGGTCAATTTTAATTGGTCGCATACCAAATATACCTGCAATCTCTGGACCTATTTCATAAGTTGCAGCACCTTTTCCAGGTTCTCCTGTAAATGCTTTTATAGTTCTTTGAAATGGTTGTGTAGATGGCAACATTGTTTTAGCAAGGTGTTCAGATATAATTAAATATTTTTCCATGTCCGGAGTTCTATCTCCGTAAAGCTGTCTTCCTTCTCTTGTTCTTCCATTTCTAGAATATATGTCCATAAACGCTTCTGTATAAATAGATTCAGATACAAATGGCGAAGCAGTTTGTGCAGTTGCATTTAAAATTCCTTTTAAGAAACCTTTAGTTAATACTTCTTCGTCTTCAATACCTTGTTGAATATTAAATAAAACTGTTTGGAAAGGTCTTGTAAGAGTGTCATAAACATTATTCTTAGACCAATCAATGTAATAGAAATCTCCAGTAGTAGGATTTTTAAATAATATTTTTTGTGAATCTCTTGACCAAGGGGCAACAAAATAATTAATTGCATCTGACTCTTCATTAGTCACTCCAAAAATAGATTTAGAACCTTCAACAATACTATAAGGTATTACAGCACTAGCAAAAGTCATCCCTGTTAATCTCTTCATACCGATTGCTCTTGTTACTGGATTTTTAATTTCTTTTAATCCTTGATTGAAAATACCAAAACCTGTTCTAAATACTTCTGAAGGCCATGACATAAAATTACCGAAAGGAGACATACGCATACCTCTTACAAACTGACCTACTCTTGCATAGTTTGGAACTGTGTTTTTTACTATCTCTGCTACTTCTTGTTTTAAACTTTGGGGAATAGGTAAACCTTTTTTTGCATATGCATTTCTTAATCTAGCAAGCTCGACTTCAAAATTATATATTTTCCAAAAATCATCTTCTGCAACATATGCATCTTGAAAAGCTTTGGTAGTTTTTTTAACACCTCTACTTATTCCTTTACCTAAATTATTTAACAAAGGTTTTAAAACACTGTCTGTAGCAATATTACCATCACCAAATCTAACATCTTTAAATAGATTACGGATATCTCCAAGTCTTACGTTTGTATTTACAATACCTAAGTCTAAGTATTCTCGATACTTGGCCATCGCTTCTGGTTTTCTCATACCTACTTGAACTACTTTTCTAGCTTCATTCATAGCTTGAGCAATTAATTTAGGACTTGTCATTAATGTACCATTAGCAAGTGCAAAAGCACCTGAACTTAAAAAATTTCTTATGTGAGTTGGTATAGATAAAACAGTCTTAGCAAACTGTGCACCAGCTTTTGGAGTAAGTAATCCATATCTATATGCAGCGGCGGCTGTTTTTCCTAAAACACCTTGACCTTTTGCTTCTCCTCGCATCCAGTCTTGAAGTCCAGTCACACTTTCAAAACCTTCTGCAATATCTTTAGAAGTGTAAAGATTTTCATCAGGAAAGTATTTAGTCATTTCTTCTGGCATTTTTACTATTGGAGTTTTTGTTCCAAAAGCTTGTTTAGCTGCTAATGGAGTCGAATGAAAAAAACCTCTAGCGCCTTCAGGAGTTTCAGCTGTGATTCTAGATTTTATTGCTTTGTCTGCATCAAGCATATCTTGAAACATTTCACCACGTCTAGCTATTGTGGATAGTCTTGAAACAGATGCGAATATAGAGTGACGTGCGTCTTCTACTTCACCAAATAATTGTCTAAATGCTTTACTTCCCTTACCTATAACACGGAAATCTTTTGTACCATCCGGTAAATTTTTCTCTAACGTTTGTCTAAATGTTTTAATATTATAAGGAGTGTCAGCACCTTTAGTTAAATTTACATATTCAAAAGTTGGTAGTGCATCTTTTTTAGGATTCATTTCACGAGCTTGTTTTACGATGTCATCAACGTAAGATTCTGCTTGTAGTCTTGTAATCGGTTGATTATTTTTTGCAGCGTATCTCATAAAAATATTAGCAACTCTATCTACAGTTTTTTTAGTAGGTTTGTATTTTTGTAATAAGCCTGCATCTGCATTTTCAAATATTTCAAAAGTATTTGCTATACTATCTTTTACTCTACTACCTAATAAACTAGAAAATTCTCCTTGCATAGTTCTGGGAAGATCACCAACTGATGGACTGTTGGAAGCAGCCTTTAAAAGTTCTACAAAGTAACTTCTACTATTTTTTATTCCATTTAAAATTGTTTCAACCCCTTCTGGTGTTGCTCCGTTTCTAGTTAGTAAATCTACAAAGTCTACAGTCTTAGTTTCATCTAATCCTTTCATTAAATCACCTTCAAACAGAAGATCATTCATCTCTTTGTATAATTGTTTTCGTTCTGCAGTATTAGCTGCAAACAATATGTTTCTAGTTTCAGGGAAAATTTTATTTACTTCTTTATCAATTCTACCTACTTGTTCCATTGCAAAACTAGTATCAACCATTTTACTAGCTGACTCTTGTTCTTTAGCTAAAGCTTGTTGAACCGGTTTGTTTCCTCTAAATCTAAAAATACCCCCGAACTTATCTAGTTTTCTTTCAATTGCATTATCACTATATGCTAAGTCTTTACCTTTTTTATTTAATAAAAGTGATGCTCCTTTTCCTAATCCATAAACAATTGGGGTAACTAATACGGACTCAGAACCAAATTTAAGTCTGTTTAATAATCTTCTTGAGGCATCATCTCTTTCAGTCTCTCTAATATTTCTATCTAGTTGAGTTGGACCAGCTTCAAACGCATCTCCAATCGTCCCTAGTTTTTCAACGTCAGCTACAAATGTTTCTCCGGCTAGACCACCAACAACAACTGCTCCAAACTTCTGTCTACCGGTTAGTTTATTTAAATTTTCTGTTGCTTTAAGTCCATTTCTAACATTTTTACTACCAAGATTAAGATAGTTACCTGTTTTCTTAGCATTTAAAGCTTTTGTAGCTAGTTTGGTTGCAACCTTAGCACCTACGGCACCAGGTATTCCAATTTGAACTAAAGCCTCTGTAAGTCTACCTATAGCTCTTTCTTGTGCTAATTCTTCAAAGGGATTTATTGTGTCAAAAAATTGTTCAACCTTTGCGGCTGAGTTTGTATCTAAACCTAAATCTATTAAATCAGCAGCTAATGATATAACTCCTTCCGGTACTTTTATAGCACCTGATATAATTCCAGCTGTTGCAGCTGTTAAGCCTGATATATTACTATTATCTTCAGCTTCGGGTTCTAAAGACTCACCACTGTCATTAGATTTTTTCTCTGGTTGTGAAGGAGTTGTAGGTTTATTATTTAATATTTCATCAAGAGTAAACGTACCGCCGCTATTGATGTCAATATTATCTTCTAATTCAATCGGTTCTCCGGATTGTTTTTTAAGGATTTCTTCAAGACTTAAAGCCATCTATTTTCCTTATATTATAGGGTTAAATCCAGAGTCTAAGTAAATAGTTTGTTGAACGTTTGTTGTATCATCTCTGTCTCTATAGAAATATCTAGCGCCTTCAGGTGCTTTCATGTCCATAGCTATTTCATATAAAACGTTTTCTTGAACTGGTACATTTGGACTATCAAAAATAGCTACAGTCGAAACATCAAGACTTTTTATTTTACCTGAAGCTAATAAACCGTCATGTATTTGTTTTGATCTAGCTTTTTTACGACGTTTATTATCATACTCTGTAACAGCTCCAACGTATCCTTCAACACTATCTTCATAATCTGACATTTTAGGCGCCGCTTCTGTAATTTTATATATATCATTTAGATAATCTGTTCTTTGTTGAGTATCATTTCCTAAAGTTCCATTAACAAAATCCATAACTCTTTGTTTTTCATCATCTTCTAAACCAGAGAAGTCCATACCTGGAAATAAAGATTCTGTAGCAAAACCTATGTTTTTTATAAACGCTGTTTCTTGATCATCAATACCGTCTTCAGCTTGACTTTGTTTATAATCTCTTAATTCTTCTCTATCATATACATCCATAAATCTTTTCATCTTTAAAGCATTTATACCAGCTTCTGAATTATCCATGGCTTCTGTTTCTTGAATTAAACCTGGCACCGCACCAGCTCCTGCTTGTGCTACTTTTTGTAAAAAACTTCCTCTTAAATTAGGATTAGATAAATTAGCACCAAACCTTAACGCAAGGTTTGCCATTCTTCTATCTTTTTTAGGATTAATAAATTGGTTCATTATGCCAGTGCCTTCCATTGCAGCTCGCATTAATGCTTCTCTACTTCTTGGTTGAAATTTTTCTCTAACGTTTTCAGAAACAGTTTCTTCACTCATGTCGAAAGGTGCGAAAGGGTCTCTCTTGATGTTTTCAAGTGCCATTAACTCTTTAGCATCAGCTATTGGATCTGTTCCTTGTTCGTAGTTCATTCTAGTGGTCGTACTCAAACCACCTTTTCTAAACATCGGTCTTTTTAAAGTATTTTGCATTATCTTATCGATCCGTAAATTCCTCCAAGAGTCGTTCCTAGAGATAAAGCTGTTTGTAAAGGACTCATCTGTGGTGATGACATTCCTGTCATTGCAGGTGAGAGTGGAGTAGTCATTCCACCTAATGAACCTAATCCAGAAGCTAGATAACTTGTTCTTTCATACGGCTCATATGCTGATAGTCTTGCAGCTTGTCTTCTTGCATCTTCACCAGCTTGTCTGTATGCAAGATCACTTGAACCTGCTGCTTGTAAACCAGCAACTGTTTGACCAGCTAATGCAGGTTGTAAAGTTGCAAGTTGTGATTGTTGACCAAACGCTTGACCAGCTGCCGCTTGTGCCTGACCAAAACCTTGACCAAGTAATTGAGCTTGTAATGCAGCCCTGTTTCTATTTGAATCTGTTTGATAGTTTGCTCTTTCAACACCTTCTCTACCGCCACCAAAAGCTCCTGAAGATACTGCTCTATCAGCAATACCTTGCATTCCTCTTTGAGATTGTACATCATATTCTGTAAGTGTTGTATCAATTACGTCCTGTTGATAAGGAGACATAAATTGTTGATAAGCATCTGGTCCTGAATATTGAGCAGCTTGATTTAGGTAAGGCTCAAAGCCCATAACACCTGTACCAGCGCCAACACTTTGTACACCACCTTGAGCATCAAAAGTTATTGCACCTAGTCCTGCTTGTCTTGCCAGCTCTTGTTGAGCTGCCATAGAAAAATCTGATTGTCTTTGAACTTCTGGAGCAAATTTAGACGTATCCGTTGGAACATTAGTTAATGAATTAAGACCGGATAAATATCTTTTTTGTGACGCTTCTAAATCGGGAGACGCCCCTGTTTGAATAGCCATTATACTCTTCCTCCGTTTTCTAATTTTTTCATCATATCGTACATACGTTCAGCTCCTTTATCTACATCCCCATCACCCATTCCTTTGACAGCGTCTGCAGTAAAAACAAATTCGTTATTTGATAACATTGCGGGGATATCATCTTCTTTTTCTTTTACACCTACGGGCGGAATAAATCCACCTGTTTCTCTCATATCTAATTCTGTAATACCTTTAGGGTTTATGTTTATATCTAGACCCTCGATGCCCGCTGCTTGCAGCGCGTTTTCTTCAGGAGTGTCTCCACCCATAGCATAATTTACTCTACCGCCCGTAGCTATAGATTTTCTCTCAAGCTCTTCTTTAGCGGCTTCAATCGCTTCCTCTAGATTAAATCCTTGTTCCATAAACTCATCTACAAGTCTCATAAATTCTAGTTCGTTTTCTTCCATAGAAGCCATCATCTTATTAGGTAAAGCTGG